GGGTTTGGGTTAGATTTTATGATATCGTCTACAGGAACAAGGAAACTACTAAATCTTTCTCCACCCCGCTCACTACTAGTTATCGTATTACTTCCTCCTGGTCGGCGGAAAGTGTGTGGGGCGGGAACTAAAGGAAGATAAGTAAGAGGATTTCCTTGTTGGAAGGCAATATTGTTTCCCGTAATATCATGTGTAGCAAAAGCAATGTAAATAATGAAGTAGTCTTCTCCTTTCTCAACCCAGTGACCTATGTATCTTGCAGATTCATCTAAGTCAGGATCACCAAAACCGCTGTTTCCAATAAAAACTCTATTAGAACTACCTTTGGCTCCACTGATCTGTGGAACGCTATTTACTAAGTTTATGTCCACAGCATAATCAATCATGCCTGGATAAGAAGCTCTATCAAACTCTATTCTTTTCTTTATAAAACTGAAATGCACCCTGTCTTTCTGCTCTTCTTGTTCTCTATTAGGCATACTTGCATTAGAAAACTGAACTTGTCTTTCAGGAGGATTACCTCCAGAGTTTAGACCATCTGGCCCAACAAATTCTCTAGCCGCACCTGCAACAATAGACCCGTCCGCCGTGCTTGTGCTGGGATAATCTCCATATTGAGAAAAGAAAGTGTTTATATAGTCGTTAGGGTATCGACCAACTTCAGTTAGATCAGGATTAAGCGTGGCCCAATCGGCCAAATCCCAATCAGGGTAAGCAGGAACCTCAAAGCCTGTTCTAGACAGCCCGTACTTTTGTCTAACGTAATCTTTGATTGCCGCCTCGGAGTCATTGTCAGGGTTCAGGTCTTGAGAGAATACCTGTCTATAGAAGTCGTACATCGCACCTTCTGGTCCAAAATTCCAACCACCGAAGACATACCCGCCAGCCACAGTCCTCATACCTTGGGGAAGACCAGCTTCCTCCTCTACTTCCAAATTATTAAGTCTAGCATTTACTGAATCGTACTGACGCTTTAATTCGTAATCCATTTGTGCTTTTCCAACAGCGGGATTAGCTAGAGATAATTGAGGCATTGCTGCTGCAATACCTGCTCTCTCATTGTAAGTTAGTTCAGCAGTTCTGAAGAGTGGACGAATATCAATTACGTCTGTAGTAGAAACGACGGAAGAGCCTCTAGTCACCCACACATAAGCCACTGGCAGGATAGACTGCCCGACTAACTCAAAGGCATCATTCTCAAGCTGCTCAGAAATAAGTGGAGCGATGTTTAGTAAATCATCCGGTGCCGGGAAGCTTCCACGAACATCGAATGCTATGTCATTTGCCGAAGCAGAAATGAAGCCTATATTTTCATTTTCAGTATCACCAGGGGAAGCCATTATCTTATGGTCATCGCCAGTGCTTTCGATATACTCTTCGGTATAATTAGTTGTTCCTTCTAAGTTAGCTTTAATACCAGCCCCCCGAACAATGCCTAAGGTAGGTCTAGTAATTACCTCTTTACCTGAACCTTTGAGGATGGTAGTAGAACTAGCGTCTACAGGTTTACTGTAGATGAATACCATGTCAACTCTATTGTAAACATTGTCTACCCTAACCTCATCACCATTCTCATCAATGTAATTAAAATCATCATCAGAGAAACTAGGTACTTCGATAGTAAGTTCTTCAGGAACATCTACGATAGCATTTCTAGCAACACCTCTCCAAGCCCGCACAAAGAAACTATCGGTCTTAGGCATAGTAGCGAAGCCATTGAAGGGGTCAGTATAATCATAAGTGGTAAGAGTAATTCTATCCGCCACGGCATTCCTTGCTTTTGCCCAAACAAGTGCCTCGGTAATGATCATGGGAACTAGCTCTGAAGCCCTTCCTGAACCAGGGCTTTCATAACCCAAGGCACCGCTATCAGCCTGAGTAGAGACTGTGACGCCATTCTGATCTACGGGCCTATCAGGAGAAACAATAGGCCAAGTGAACGACCTCTCACCCAAACCATTAAGTCCTAATGAGTCTTCGCTTAGACGACTTTTAAATGTGTCCAGAGCATCCACTAAGAGAGCATTGACACCTGCCTCTGTTTCTGTAGAAAATGTGCCCGGATTAGGTAGAGCGGCTTCGTAAACATCTACTTCGCCCACTTCAAGACCTAAAATTTTTCTTAAGTAAGCCAGGGGCTTCTTTGTAGAAGCATCGTTTATCCTAGCAGTAAACCTCCCTGGCTTGACCCTAACTACACGATCACCTCCACTAGCATAGGGCCTTAGCTCTTCAATATCAACTCTCTTGACATTGCTGATTTTAATTACGTCTCTTCTAATCTGATCCTTTAACCAAAGACAGTTTTCTTGAAGCTGTTTAAGAGGAATATTGTCTACCTCAAAGTAATAAGGATCGTTTGCTTTAAATAATCTTACCGGATCAGTAAATTTATAAACACTCTCTTCGTAGATTTGGTCTGCCATTAGTTATCCCTCGAAAGGTCAAAGATAGAAGCTGATTTAAAGCCCTTTATTTCGTCACCGGAGTAAGACTCTCCATTCCTCTCAGTGCTGTCGCTGTAAATTGTAGCCTTTCTGGGTCTACCCGCTAAACCAACACTCGCGTTTCTAGCGTTAGCGAACATGTCCGCAGCAGACTCATCAAGAATACATTGTGTTGGGTTTTCCTCCAACATCTCTCCGCAATAGTAGAATCCTGATGTCCATAGCTGATCATAGATACCATCGCTATCACTATCATAGCTAAGTTTTAATAGGTCAGGAGCTACTGAGCTTGCATTTGTTTCATTTTCTGGTACGATGGCTGATAAATCACCGGAACAATTGTAGCCTTGAGAAAATATTTGATACGCTGGTCCTACTACCCCGGAAAAACTTCCATCAGTAGCTACGTTATTTTGCAGTAACTTAGCACTTGCTTTAGGTGACCAGTATAGTCTGAAGAACCCTCTATTGTTAAACGCCCCACTAACCCCAAAGGTATAAGCTGTAGTTCCACTTACGTTTATACCAGCTTCAGAAAGGGCGCTCGCTGTCTCACCATTTATTCCGCCTGATACCGGATAAAATCTTTCGAACTGTGAGTTTACATCCACACCGGAAGGAACAACCCAGACAGCACTTCCTGCACCAAAAGCATCAAGAATACTTAACGATCCAGTATCTGGTGTCCCTGAAGGAGCGCCCGAAGCAAGCGCGTCAGTGCCTGAGTATATTGCGCTTGGCCCGTGCTGCAAGCAGCTTATTGGGTGCATACCGCTAAGAGAAACATAGGATGCATTGAGTCTTGAGCTATCGGCAATATTCCAAATGTTGAATTTATCGCAGTCGTCCCCACTAGCATCAAAGAAAAGACCGTCAGCGGGACTACCGTTTGGAGGAACCGGGAAGTGTGAGTTATGTACATTTACTACGCTATCCTCTACGGCTCTAAGACATACTCCACCTATAGCAGTTGATGTCCTGTCTGAACCTGGGTTGAAATTAGGTGATGAGTAACCGCCATCGTTAACTAAAAGTGTATTTGTTCGTCCCCCCGCTAAAGTTGGGGTAAGGGGAACTGAAACAGTCGGAATTGTGTTGACGCCTGAAGTAGCAATTACACCTGAATCTTGAGGGTTAGCAAAGAACTGCATAGAGCCCGCAGAAACATCGCCACTAGCGGGAAGGATATAGTCAGCTTTTTCTAACATTAGGGTTCCGCTGGGCGTGCTCGCCCAGTTTGCCGGGAAAGCACCAAGATCCCGCATGTTAATTGTACTATTTCTTTGTGCCACTAAGCAAGAACGAGTAGAGTGAAGCTCCACAGTTGTATGATTTTGCGGAGAACTTAAAGCAAAAGATTGATTGTCCGGTGCATAAGAGCCTTCGATTCTTCTAGGCTCAAAATTTATAACGGAATTGTCTTTAGCTAAGACATCTACACCGAACTGTGCTACTGCGGTGGGTCCGTGAAAGCTTATTGTTGAGTTCTTATCAGCGCAAGCTCCAGCCATAACACGCTGTGTAGGGTAGTCAGAGGGGCCAAGGATGAAGGTAGCCCCATTCGATTTTCCGTTAAGCGTTGCCACAGATCCATTAGATGCTTTAATTCCTCTGCCGTAAGTTGTCCCATTTCCATCGACATCGCTGACATCAATGTACGCACTAATTAGGTCAACATTAGAGTTATCATTAGCAAAAATAGCGGGTGTTCCTGCGAAGGCTGTTCTGAAGAAAGAGTTTCCATAGACGCTGGGAACATCGTCTTTTATCTTAAACTTAAATGTACTGTCCGTAAGGTCCATATGAACAGCATTCGCAGAGAAATCTAATTGCCTACGGGCGCTGTCTTCCATGATATCGTTAGAATCGAAGATTAATGTAGACTTTATGCTTTCAAGACCTTGCTCCTGGTTTCCGTCTACCGTAAGGTTTTCGTATCGGAAGAAAGAGTTATTCGCTTGAATGCCTACGTTGTTTCCGTAAACGTCTACTAGCCCCTCAACGTCCACAAAAGCATTTTCTAGAGTCATGCCCGCACTAGTGTTAAGCTCTGAGCATATAACGCCTCCTGTGCTCGCTGTCGCTGGGGCTGATCTCCTTACACCTCCTCGAAGCTTGGAGTTCTCCAAAACAAATCCTTTAGTGTTTCTTGAAGCAATGAAAGTAGCGTCTCTCCCTTCAGCACCTGTGTCGCCAACTTCGGTAGAAGTTACGTCAAGAGGTAAAGAGCTAACTAGTACGTCACTGTTTATAAAGTGGAAGCCAGTTCCAAGCTCAGGCTCTCTTGTGGTTGCCGTAGCCTCTTTATAGTTTCTGTAAGCGAAAGCTGACCTAGATAAGGTAACCTCCGAGTTACTAAACTTGAACCCGGCTTCCTGACACTTAACCGCCGCGCAGTTCTCAATAACCACTTTGGAATTAGTAACCTCAATACCTACTGGTCTTGCGGCTTGTCCGTCAACAAAGAAGTGCCTAATAAATATTGGCCCATCGCAATTCTTTACACTAATCTTAGAGCAAGCATTGCCGTACACGTTTCCTCCTAAAGGATCTGCTGTACTTACTTGAGGACGCTTTATATCCGAGGTAGTAGCGGTATTGACCGAACTAATATCACTGGTTACTATCGTACCATCCTCAGTTAGATTTTCAAAAACATTAGGAACAAACTGATTAGCCGTGCCAGATCTAAATGAGCCGCCTGAAAGGGTAACTGCTAATGGAGTAGCTCTTTCACTATGAGAAGGGTAGAAAATAGAATTTACTTTATTGAACCTTTCGTCTCCCGCTCCAGAAAGAACAGGGGTTGCGATGTGTACGCAGGATGTATCCGTTAACGTGTTGCTTAAATCTAATGAGCTAATCTGTGTCGGAACTTGAAGATACTGACCTGTGCTTGGAGTTCCAACAGTTCTCACATCTGAGGAAGCGTTGTATGTCCTAGAGAAGTTTCTATTTATAATTTCTATAGAGCCTTCTTCTTCTATTCTAAAGTTGTGTAACTCTAGTGGTCCAAGGTCACCAAAGTTTGCTACTTCCACTAGTACAGGGAACCGAACAACTTTAGGAATGGCTGCAATAGCAGAACTAACATCTACGAATATATTTGGATTTTGCTGGAGTGTAAGCTCAGGAGTATCAGCAGATACAGTTAGAGCCAGACCAGGAACTCCAGCAGAAGTGGCAAATCCTCCCTGCTCCCAAAGTTCATAAGTGCGCTCTTCTAAATCATATAGAGGTACGTTGTCCTGCTCCCAGTTGTAGAAGGTACTAGTATCGAACTTAGACACATAAGGCGTCCACGAATTAAACAGGACTACGTTGCCGCTGCTTGTATAGATATCATTTTGGTTGAATGCCATATCAGAAGTTTATTGTCCACCGAAAGATTAAACTAAAATCATTAGTTTTTATTATATCGCTAAATGTTCTGTAACAAACTAAGATCGGCTTATCGTCCACACTTCCTCTCGGATTCTTCATGAACATTCCTATCTCATTTATTGCTGCATCATTGCCGTCACGTTCTAAACCGTTTGCTGCTTCCTCATCAACAACTAACGTGTATCTCACTGAGCTATCATTAATCCTTGTGATTTTACTCGCAGGTATCTCGGCAAAAAATCTACCAGGGATATCGCTGTTACCTACAATCTGAGTCCCCTCAAAAATAGCTAAGTTACTTCCCGTCCCGTACTCATCTACAGATGTGAGGGACCCCGATAACTCGTTGATCGCACTAGTAACACCTCCAGCAGGAGGACCAGAAACTCCAAGCTGAAACTTTTGTATTTGATAGTCTAAGATATTGTTAGACCCAGAAGCCGCAAACAAGTAAGAAAGACCAACCCCCATACCAGAAACGATTATGTTAGAGTCGTCAAGAAGGACTTCTTCTTCTCCCGTACTCATCTTTTTTATGATGGTAAGGTGTCCGTTAATACCTAATTCTTCTGTAAAGTTTTTCATAGGAAGTGAAGCCTCCACTTTATTGTTAGATCCTCATATGCTGTAACGTCTTCTATGTAGGTCAGATCTTTTGATACACCTTTCCTGCAAAACAGCCTGTACTTTCTAGGATTATCTAGTACACTAAACCCAAAAGGCGGTGTATTTCCATTGAGAAGAGATTCCTTCATGTTTATGGTCCAAAGACCTAAATGAAAAATGCCTCCGTAAGCATGAGCAAACAAGGCATCTGATCTTGATAAGGTCACTGCATACTCAACAGTTCCATTAGTTGCAAAGGATGCATTGGATGACGTTGTTAGTCCGCTTGTACTCGCCGTTCCTGAAACTGCGGTGACAAACCCCGAAATATCCATTGAGCTTACTTCATTAAAATAACCACCAGAAGACTCTATCCTCAAGGCAGACGAATCCGAATCGTAATAAACAACTCTACTCGGTTCTTCTGTTCGAGAAACACTACTTCCTTCTGGGAAACAACCTAAAATTGAAGCTGCGCCATAAGCAAGAATATCAGAGCTAAGTTGAGTATTCTTAATAACGTCATCCACCGCAGGAGTTAATAAGAAGTTCGTTAGTTGTCCGTTACCAGGAAAAATAGAGCTAATTTCTATAATCTCGCCTGTACCGGAAAAAAGCGCAGAGCAATCTGTATTTATCTCTAATTCTTTTAACGCAGGATCAGGAGAAATCGGAACTGAAGTGGCTACAGGTTGATCGACTGAAGCTGTGTTTCCGTCCTCTCTATTGGTCCTTAGAAGAGCTATGTTGCCAGACCGCCCAGTCTGTATATCCCCTAATTGCTGACCAAACAAATTTCTTTTTTTACCATCAATGTTGTGTGCATTTGTTTTAAAAGCATCGGACCCTGTGCCAAACGATATTGCCTGGATCGTATAGTTAGATGTGTCTAAAATCGCTTGCGTTGCTGGGTCGGATATCGTAGCTAGTGATGGGGATACCGTCATGATATCTGCCAATAGCTCACCCGCTCCATCAGTTAGCATGTTAGCTTCCTTAAGGATTAGCTCGTCTCCACTCCAAACTTCTACTTCACCTCTCATCAGTTATCAAACTCCACAACTGTATAGTTTCCGTTAGCTCCATCTGTGTGATTGACCCACTCAGGCTGAACCCTATAAGATATCCTACTACCTCCACTTAACTCTAATGTCCCTGAAGTTATACTTGCATCTCTAGAAGCTAGTGTGGTAGTATTCTCTCCTGCTCTCTGCCCTGTTAATCCATTATAGAAGCCTAGAACATCCGCGAGTTCTTGTTTGTCTAACTTGTACTTATACTCTTCTATAAAGGGTATAAGCGGTCTGGAGCTTGTTTCTAACCCAAGGCCCGTTGATATGCCCGCCTCATACCTAAGCGTTGAGTCCTCTAAGTCTATAGAATCAATAAGTAAATACTTAGAATCGTTATTGTTTGGTAAGAAGAAAACCTCAATAACATAATTACGATCTTTATGGACTTGATCCGTTAACTTAAATTGCTCATTTGTTTTCGGAATAATCTTTTTGTATTCGTAGTTGTTGTATATTGTAAAGTTTCTTGTATCAAACTCAACTTTGAAGTTTTGGAAGTAATCCCCCCTTATTAAAATAAGAGATTTATCATTTACTGTTTGTTCTGGTGCCTCGATAGAGTTCAAACAGTATTCCTGCGTGGCCCTGTCCGGTACACTTTTTGGGAACGAATAAGTGTGACACAGATTCTTTGTTACCTGATCAATGCTTAGGCTACTTACTTCGGTTGGGGTCCACTTTCCATCAGTAGTCCAAGACCACATCAAATCTTCTTCTGGCTCGGTATGAATCCAAACACCTAATCTACCACCACCTAGGTCAGGAAGAGTTTCATCTGCAACTAAAGCTTTTACATTTAGAGTAAACTTATGCTGTGCATTAAGCATGTTAGGCATGTCCCCATAGGAAGAAACATCAAAACGAATTCTAGGTAATCCGCCAACGGACTTGCATTTTATCACAGGATTGCCTAAAAAGTAATTGTCAAACCCTGGGACAGCGGAGCTAGTGTCTAGATGTATAACTCTAAACTCATTTCTACTAGGTGCCCCTGAGATATCGCAAAACTCTATTCCGCTGAGAATAGTGGGGTTTCTAAAATCAAATGCCTCCCCAGAAACATAAGTACCCACCAAGGGAACTACTGCTTGATTCAAGCTGCTGGCTGTGAACGTGCCTACTCCACCGTCTGCCCAAACATTAGTATTGTTTATAGGGGTAGACTCCCGTAAATTTGTTTGAATAAATGAAGCTCCATTAGCACCTGAGATCTTAAAATCAGAATTGTACAACGCTTTTCCGAAAACATGAGCAAAAATATTTCCGCCTGTTTTATCTTGAATAGTTGGGCTTAATCCGTGCTGTCCAAAACTTGTGCAGTAGTCTCGGTATAGGTTTTGTAGTCCTCTACCAAAGCTAAAGTTTTCATATTCAGAGTAAGAGTCTATGACATACCCACTAGCTATGGCAGAGTTAGTGAAGCTCTGAACTTGATTCTTCCAATACGAGTCATTATCAAAAGAAGAGGGGTCCGCTGAAACCTGCATCTCTGCGTAGGTCTTGGCTTTCTTCTCAAGAAGAGAGTGCATGGTTCTTACTATCCTCGGTGTTTGTCCGCGATCAACGTAGCGATCAGTATCCGAAGGAATGTTTTCATTCTTGGCATCAGACCCTAGAACCTTTAGCCCTCTGTAGGGGAATGTGTTACTTGTGTCCACTCCAGAAAAGACGCTGCTTGATTGTAACCCTTCACAAATATGCCAGACACCTGATATTTCTGTATGGTCCTCTACAGGATAAAACTTACCCGCAGAGGCAACGTAACCTAGCGTAAGCTCACCTAAGGAACTTGCCATAGATCTCTCTAGAACCGAAGGATCGTAGCTCACAGGGCCGTTAAAGCCCGTCCTATCGTAGTACCCCTCCTCTGGAAGAACATACCTAAAGTTTCTCCTTCTCAAAGCTCTTCTTGCAGGACCAACAATTGAGTCTGTTGAGCTTAGTTGTGTGTCTATACCATCAACTTGATCTCGTTTAAATGTGCTGAACCCGTCTCTTCCTGGATCTGATGTAATCTCAACTCCACTTATCTCCGCATTTCCTAAAACGGAACCTGAAGAATACCCTGCCCTAGTATCGGCACTATCTAAACCAGCATACAGGAAGTTTGTGCTTGAGACTATAAATTCGTCTACCGCACTAGCGTTTAGGTTAACCCTAGGTATAGTATGTGCCGGACTATATTCTTGAGCTACTCTAGCAGTTTCATATAATGCATACTTAGAATCTGCCTCTAGAGTGGAGTTTCTAAAATCAAAGCTGGCTTCGTCAAAGTCCAAGAAGACATGAGAAGATTTTCCATTCCACAAGCTTAATAAGTTCTTCTCATAGTCTGAGATGCTGAACATTACATCATCGTAATTGGGAGGATGTTGAACGGAACTAAAGAACATTAAGAACTCGTTCAAAGAGCCTATGTTCGTGTCTGTGGTTACCGCAGCACTAACGATGTATTCTCCTACATCCTCAGCAAGAGTAGGGTCTACTTTAAAGCACTTTAGCCGATCAACCAAAAGATCAGCTAGAGGCTTACTAACAACAGAATCTCGGTAATACTTTACTTCCTCAAAGGGAGGCATGGGATAATTAAACCTGCCTCGATAATTAAACAGGAACTCTGGGTCTCCCTCAAAAAGAAGATAGGTAGGACGCTCTAGACCCAGGGGGTGCCGTTTACCTGCCATGTATACCCCTTCCCCAAAAGGTCCTGGACCCACGGCACGATCCCACAGCGCCTCTTCACCAAATTCGATAGCTTGTCTTCGTATGGCCTGATAACCTGGACCTGTTACGGTGTGACCATGCCAGGGCTTCATCTTAGTATCCCCTAATACGGTATACAACTCCCCTTTAGTTCCATCTTCATTTAAAACATAGAACCTAGGTAAAGGGAACTCTTCTCCAAAATACTTGAAGTTTTGTGGGAACGCTGAAACTAAGTCTAGGAGAATAGAATCTGTTACTAACTTTAGGTTTTCTTCTAGACTGCTACTACTATAGGATATGACTCCTGACTCCTTAGCTGTCTCAGGAGTCCAAGTCCTCAGGTTTTTGAATAGCGGAGACCCCGTGGCTAAAGCATACCAAATAAGAAACGGTACATAAGACTCCCAGAGAGGAACAATTTTTCCATCAAGGTCAAGAATACTATTAACTACAATGGCATTTAAAGCAGAGCGAAGAGCTTGCTCAGTACCAGACTTTTTGTAGATATCTGCTGCTATTCGTAGCTGATGCCTCCACTTGTTTGACTGATTCCCCCTTAATTTGTATCCTACAAGATCAGCGATGTACTTAATATTATCTTGATCGACATCTTCAATGTCATAGATGTATTTAATGTTCTCTACTTGATCCGATATGTCAGCAAAATGAAAGCCTAAAGCAGCTAGTGTTTTTCTGTGTGGGCCATTAGACACCTGATCTTCAGAAATTATGTCTGCATCGAGGAAGTTGTCGAAAGCGTCTTTGACGGTAAAGTCCTGGCGATCAATAGCCAAAGGAGAATAGATAACGTCAAGTAAAGTTTTTAGATTTTCTAGCTTTTGCGTTCCGCTAGTGTACGTTGCTACCTCTCCCGCACTAGGGTCTAGTATCGCATCAGCAGCACCAGAAACAAAATTAGAAGGTATGTATTGACCGAAAGAGCAAGCCTCAACATTCTTCCACAAATACTCAGTAAACCCCTTTATACCATCAACAGTCTCAAGCGTATTCCCCAAAAATAGCGAAGCTAAACTTGAAACGACGAAAGAAGATGGAGAGTAATCCAGGCCCCCCAAGGCTGAAGTGTTGAGGAAGTAAAACCAACCAAGACTATCTACTAAATAGTTATGAACGCTGCTGGCGGCACTGTCATTAGTGTATGCCGAAAGCTCTGCCATGTTATCCTCAATCGTTCCTGGCGTTGTTATCCCAGGAGGAACTAACTTAGGAATGAGCGTCGAAGACAAGTAATTTTCATACTGTGCTTGCGTGTCGAAATCAGAGTAATTTACTCCTAGAGGAAGGAGTATTTTTTCTCTAAAGCTTTGCGTAGTAATATTTGTAAGGCCATTCTGCTTTACAAAATACTGTGATATACCAGATAAAGAACTTAACTCACTCGTCTGCGTATTTGGGATAGAGGATAAAGGCAGAATTGTAGGGAAATTCTTGGCCGCTTGAAGATGTGTATTTATAACTTTTCTAAGAGGATCAACGTCTGTTCCACTTAGATCGAGATCTTCTTGAATATACAGCTTAGGAGTTAATTGCTCCAAGAGTTCTACAAAATTAGATTTATAGAACTGTCTAGGGTTAGGTGTATATTTGCTGTTATCTACCATCAGGCTAAGTATTCTACATTGATTGTTAAGTTATTGAGTTGAATTATCTCGTTAAAGTCTATCCTAATGTCTTGACCCACATTGTCCAAAGTGGAGAATCTCACTTCATCAACTTCAAAAATTTGCCTATTGAGGTCTGAAACAATTAAATCCTCTCCGAACTCAGTATTATCTATACTCAGGTAGTTTAGGATCTTATTTCTTACCTTGGCTTTTATTGTATCCTCATTCTCTTGCTGCTCTTGATCTATTCGTATGGTACAAACTAGATCTAATGTTCTGATTAAACCATCGACGATAACAATGTCATCTGTCATCATTTTTTTCTCATTCATAGCAGCAAGTAGTTGTGTCTTAAAGTTACTCGTTGCTCTCTGCAATTGAAGGTCACTTGCTTTTTCTAACAAATAAATATCTATGGTGTTAGCCGAAGAGTAGGCATTTCGCGTAGCAGCGGTAGCTTTTCCCACGGTGCCAAAAGTGCTTATAAAAGTGTTAGCAAACGTGGAATAGTCCGTCAAGGTTACTAACCTATCCTGTCTCCTAAAAGTTAGAGGAGCATACTTCTTAGCGTGCTCTATTGTTTCTGCGTTTGAACCGCCTGTTGCCTTGGAAGTGTTTCTTATTGTTCCGTTATAAGAGTTTACTCCGCTAGTCCCGACTACAGAGGCAGCTAAAGCATCTTTCTCCAAGTTGCCTCTTGTTCCTCCACCAACTCTATAGGATATTGAGTAGCTGGCCGAATCCGGGGGAGATATCCCCGCCACACCTGTACCAAAAACCACAGTAGCGTTATAGAACTCATCATAAACTACTTCAAATATCTTGTCATCGGCACCCGAAGCGAAATAAATACTATCCACTTCTGAGTAAGCTCCGTTAGAATCTGAATTAGGAGAGTCAATAAATACTTCTATGCTGCCTTCGACAACTGGGCCGTCAGTCAAAGGCACTGTCTTCTGTCCCTCAGTAGCAGCGAACTCTCCACCCTCTAAAACTAAAGACCCCTCCTGAACAACTAAGTTTTGAAAAACATTTTTCTCATCACCCAATCCTTCCGAAGCAGGATCTAAAACAATAGTAGCATTCCTTGTGGCTTGATTCACCAAACCATTAACTACTTTGTATAACGTATACGTTAGCTGCGCCCCATCTTCAGGCGATAAAACCTGAAAAGTTCTTTGCGCTGGGCCGATGCTCACCGAACCTACAGTGGTTAAATCTGAATCGAAGGTTATTTGAGCGTCTGCCGCTGCTGACAATGGCCCTCGCATCCTAATACCTATTAGCTCCAGTAACTTCTTTACACTAGCTCTTTGTTTTGCAGTGGCTATGTAGTTTTCGTTGGCGAGCATGTCAGCTTTCATGGACATTACAGCACCCATGTAAGCCGCTAACTCAATAAACATCATACCTAAATCTGACTCCACAAAATATTTGTAATCATCAGGATACACTGCTTTGACATAATCTATCAAGGAGTCCCTTAAAGAAAGGAAGTCCGTTGCGGCAAAGTTTATCAAGTCCACTCGCCTGTTTAAAGCGATAGGAGCTAGTTTCATAAAGTCCGAAGTTATTGTCCCAGAAAAGTTCATTTTATTTTTGCCTCTACGTCAAATACTTCAAGGTCGTCCGTCGATAGTTGAATTGACAAAACAACCCTAATTTGATTTCCTCCCGCCGCGTCATACTCTCCCGTCTCAAAAACTCCAACCTTTAACAATCGTGCCCCAACAATGTAATTTCTAAAAGACGTTTCTATTGTTTCTCTTATATTACTGAATAGTTCTTGGGTTATGGGCTGAAATAAATACTTTCTTAAATTGCAGCCATAGTTGGGGAGCATTAACCTCTCCCCCTTTTCAGTCCTAAGTAACTGTACTACTGCTTGGCGAATCATCTCGCGACCGCTATTCTTTTTAAAAATTCCTCCAGAATCTTTTTTTGATCCAAGTGGAAAAGTGAGACCATAAATTTCCTGTCGCTTTGCCCTTGGGGCTTGCTCTTCATACTTAGTTGGTCTTTCACCAAACCTTAAAACTGTGCTATTAGCTGCCATTAGATTTTAATATTTTTGAAGAAGCCTTTCTGAGCATCAAAATTCTTTTTTGCCTCTGTACTATCTAGTGGTTTAGAGTAAAATTTAAGGCTTCCAATGTGGCCGCGAAGACCACTTGTTATGCCTCCTCTATCTCCACCCATAAAGTTTCCTCGGAAGAACATTCCATCTGTATACCCTCCTCCAACTATCCAAGGAGTGAAGAAAGGATTAAGCAGCGGACCTTGCTTCAGAATTTCAGGACCGTCCACAGTTGTAGATGAGTATTCAAAACTATTGCGCTGTTTAAAGTTCGGTAAAGAAGGCGTACCATTTTCACTCACCCCAAAGACATCTGATATGGAGGAAGTAGCCACTAAATTACCGTCAGCGTACATACTAATTTCATTTTTTTCAGGGTCGCAGGTGATACCTACAAGAACGAACTGAGAAGAAACATCACCAAACGCTGTAGAAGACAAATCAACCTTCATCTTGTGGAACGTGGGGTAGTTGGCGCACTCATCATTGTTTATGAAAGAAGCCGACGAAGCATCCCTGGATATCGTTGGAGCTATAAAGAAGCTCAGAGAAGATACTGGGTCATTTGCTGCGTTGTCATTGCTGAATCCAATGGGATTAGACGAAGTAGATAACTGCGTTATTCTTCTGTCCCTAGTAAACCCACAGACAACTCCTCTTACTAATTGATCCCCTTTATTATTTGGAAGTAAGTCTAGGTCCCTAGTATTCCCCGTTCGATCTAGGTTATCAAATCCTTCTTTTATACCAACATTCTCGGATCCAATAAGAACCTTAGTTAAGGAAGATGCCCCGTTACTTAGCCACCCCTCTTCAGCGTCAGTTATGTTTGGAACGTGAACCCAACACTCCATACTGAATCCAGAAGGAGAATAGGTTAGATCTCTGTACTCTTTGGTGTCAGGAAGCTTTATAAAGCTTCCAAGCGCCGACGCTGCCGCCGTCTGTCCAGGCGTACTCTTGTTCCGTGTGATTCCATCTAAGTAGGGTATAGCTAATCCAGACGCAAATATAGTTTGTCTAGAAGTTCCTACTAACTGAGCATTATTGTACATACCCTCTGTAGCACAATTAGTCGTTTGGAAGTTTGTCGATGAAGGCAACTCTAAGTTAGTATCTAGGAAGTTATAAATGGAGAAAAGCCCATCAGTTACAATGTTGTCAGTTAAGGACAGAACTGTTGCGTTTGTGTTATTTGTAGATGAAGGAGAATAGATAATACTCCCTTTTCCTATTGTTGGGACATTAAGGTGCTCGTAGCTTAGAGACCTAGGTTTTGGGCTAGAGCGAACAAACTTAGGATTAAGTGGCAAGACTATTCCCGTTACCTCTGCTTGCTCAAAAACTAAAGCCCTCTGTTTTTCCAGGTCAACCTGTAAATTATAATCGGCCAAGTAAGAGAAGTCGTTAATTGGCACCTCTCCTGGTCCGTAGATAGGCTGAGACTCGCCGCCGTAAATTTGAGGAGCTTTGACGGCTACCTCAATCTGCTTTTTTCTCCTGTTTAACTTATCGTTATGATTCGCTATCTCTGAAATAATCAACTGCTTCTGGTTTAGAACAATCGCGTCTTCCTCTCCATACTGATCTATGTATGTTTGTAGGTCCGCAGACAAATCAAACACTAGCTTGTCCCTCTGCTGCTTTACCACCTGAAGGAAGTGATCTTGGTCGTAATACTCCTGTAAGCCTATACTATCATCTACGCGATTAGGATCGAATATGTTGTCGGCAAATTTATTCAGAGAGTCTATATCAATCTTCTCGCCCTTGCCTCCTAGGTTGGGATCATAATCGTATTTCCATCTGTCACCTACAGGTACAATTCCTGATATTGATGTTAAGACAGGATCTAAGCCCCCCGACTGAGAGTCATAGTATAGGCCGTCCTTGGTCAGTATATACTGGCCTGTAACCGTCTCTGGTGGGCCGAACGTAAGACGGAAGACTTCTTCCTCCTGGAGCCCAGGATCAATAGCAGCAGACGTATTGAGGCCGCTCAGACCAAACTCCGCATCATCCTTGAACACGGGCTCCAAAGAAGGATCATCTTGTCTAGCTTTTAGAATGGCGTTGATTCTATCCTCCAAAGCTGTGGCCTGATCAATAAAATCTTTCGCAGTATTTGCGGCAGCGATACTCCCGGCGTATTTATTTTCTACCTTCGTCCTTCTTTCTTCTGGCGAAAGCTGATTGGCCGCATACCCAGGATCTTTTGCAGCCATATAATCCCCAAAAGAACCGACGCAATCTTTAATCGCCTCTACCTGATCTATAGCTGCGGTTACATTTTGATAAATTTGAGCGCCGAACGCGGACAAGCCGTTTATAAATCCTAGAACGCTCGCCAAATCTTTAGACTGAATACCTAACCACCCGTCATCAACTCCAAACTGAAATGTTCCCGTTTCCGTATCAAAAGTTATGATGCCTGAATCAAGCTGAATAATCTTAAAAAGCTTCTGAATTACTTCATTAGCGGCTGCTTTACCCTGCTGAGTGGCGAGGTTCATTGAAACTAATACAGGAGTCGGCAGCAGACTTAATACGTCTCCAGCAAGGTTAAGCATACAACTAGGGACACCATAAGCCATGCCCAAAGCTTGTATAGGCCCTGCCCCTGTCTGGCCCTGCACTGTCAAAAATGTATCTACGTCGAATGATGCCATATTATTCTAATCCTCTACCGAAGTAATCATTGTTATTTAGGGGTGATGCTGTTCTAGTTGCAATTATTGGTTCTACAGGAATAGTCGGAGCCGAGCCCGGAGCTAGATTAACCGTAGCGCCCTCTAAATCTATGTTTGCTGGAGTTTGTGCCGCAACACCGCCTAGAGCTTCCACACTAAAGACTCCATTACACCCCATAGCTATGTTTCCAGCGGACTGAATGGCCACCTCCCCTGCATCAATTGCTAAAGTTCCAGCAGTTTTTAAAACTATAGTCCCTGTAGGACCATTTGTTTTTAGTTGAATTAGTTGAGCGCCTCCAGCAGGGTCTAGAGTCTCTATAAAAACCCTACTAATTACTGGAGACTTGGACATAATGTTTACATCACCGTAACTACTTTGTATATTAACATTCCCGCAAGGGTTTATTGGGTTAGCATGTTGAAAATTACCCCAAGCCACTCCGTTAGCATTATTCTGGATGTTAAGCTCTCGCCCCCCACCTAATACTTTCATTTCCAAGTCCGACTGTCGGCTAACATGTAGTTGGGGGCCATTACAATCCACCTCAATAGACGCTGCGCTCTTCTGCGGGTTGTTCTGTGGGTTTTGTGTTAATGTTATACTGGCATTGTTCCCTGAGTCTAGCTTGATAGCGTCAATACCCGGACTATCATGCAGGGTAATCTTCTTACCATTTGATGAGGTAAGCTCAGTCTTAATGTTGTTAGTAGTTTCTCCATCTTGCTCGTCTGAAATCTCTAATCCTTGCCCGTTGTTGCCGTGGAGAATTACCTTAGCGGGGACACCGGACACCTTGTTGATGCTTGAGTCAACTCTGGAGAAGGGTGGGGTTGTTAGAGTATCTTCTCCTTGTTTTTTGTCCTCAGGAAGAAACGTAGATCCAATATAAAACCATTCATTGCTTCCTGAAGGCTTACACACCAAAATGCTTGCCCCTACTTCTGGAACTCCAATGAAGCCCGCCTTTGCAGCACTACCGTAGGGGCTAACATAATTAACCATTAAAGACGCGCCGTCGCTAATACCCTCTATTCCAGCGTAAAACACTCCTTCCTGATTAGGATCAAAGCGTGCTCGTACCTCTGCCATTCTAATTTCTGTTTTTTGTATTTCTTCTTGCATATTACTAACTATTTCTTTTAGATGGGTCCGATGGGGTGGGCGGGCTTGCGCTAAGTTTTGGGATTATTACATGTGTTTTTTCCCCCTCATCAATTTCTTCTTTAGCTCCTCCAGGCCCAGGACTGTTTCTAGGCGATGTGTCTGCGCCAATAAGAACAAACTCAGACTGCGCTTCTTTAGCATTTATTTTATGCCTAAATCCTACTATATTATAGAGTCCAGATAAAAAGTTATTAAATCTTGTTCTTGGTTGTCTTTGTTGGGCAAGAACAGGGATGTCTTGAGCAAAAACTACACAGGGAGACTGTAAAGTTATTCCTCTACAAGACAAATGAAAGAAAGGCAAAGTCTTTATTGTTATCGTCTTTGTTCTTTGTGCTAAATTGTCAGCGAAGTTTTGTAATATAGCAGTCGGATGTGTTCTTATCTCACTTCTAAGTTTTACTGATAAGCTTTTACTACTGTCAATGCTAGTCAATAAATCAGTAATATAAGCCAATAAATCTGCCGCAGACTCCCTAGGGGAGATCTCCTTTAAAAGCTCAGGTGAGATTCTTGTAACTACTTGTCTAACAATCTCTTCGTTACTTAACACCGTGCCGAACGCGGAATCTTTGGATGTTATTATGGCAGTTTCCAGCGCCGCTCTAGTAAGTATAAGATGATCCTTAATCCTCAAAGGAACGCCTCCTTCCGCTGCTGTTGTAGCAAGTCTTCCTACATTTCTTTGAAAAGAGTTGTTAAGTAATGTAAAATATTGTCCCTCGTCAGAATAATCAATATCCAGTATATTAGGGTCATCAGTATTGAAAGTGAATACTGGTATCTTTCTTTCTTTTATTGTAGTTCTATTTTCTTCGTTAAACAAATTGGCTGCGTATCCAAACTGATCAGGTATTTGTGACGTTCTGCCTAAAGGAGTCAACTCATCTTCTCTTTTAAAGATATTAGCTACCTGAGTCTTATATCCCCCGGTTAAATCTTCCTTAGTTCCTTCGTATAGGGGGGCGCTGGTTTCTTTTTCTTTTTGGCCGTACAGAACATCAATAATCATATTAGTGTCCCCAAAAATTACAGTAGGAGCTTCTTCCCTCCATTTAATTTTGTTGTTTATTGATTTTACATTTAGTAAAGACCAAACGCCATCAGTAATTCTAGTATCCGTTTCGCTGAATAGAACTGGATTTATTTTGTAGTTATTGGCAGCTTGGTCATTTATCCCCTTAACTAAATCAACTAAAGGTTTTCTTAGGTCAGGGATGTTTTCTTCTTTATAGGACGACATCCTAGATCTATAAACAGATGTCCTATAAAGACTCTCACCAGCGTCAAAAATATTTCCTCGGAATCTAGTTTTAGAAGCAAAAGATTCAGTCCTAACATCAATACCCTCCTTGTCTGGAATCTTAACGTCTAAGAACATATTTATTCTATTCAAAAACTTCTTAATCCACGAAAGTGTAACCTCTGTACTGTAAACCTGTTGGTTATACGGGCGGATAAACTTGCTACCTGCGTCTTTTTTCGCAGCTTCTATCCCATCAGAACATATTTGATTTATGTCAGGTAAGAGAACAATAATATTTGCTCCATTAGTTGCTTTCCTTAAGTAGTCGTATATGGTATCAACAACGAGGGCGTGTAAGTCTATGATTGGGTCTACATCCTCACGCCCATACAAAATCTCCCCAGAAAGAAAATGCTCCAATACATTTATACGATCTGAATAACCATCACAGTCTATTTCCAGCCCCAAAGAATCCAAATCAACCAATTCGTTATAAGCCCCTATCCTTAGATCTTTGCCTAAAGGTCTCGGTAGGGATACTAACTTTAAAGTAATTTTTTTCCCTTGCGTTGGGTCAATTTGTGCATTAGACAAAAACATTCGTTGCGCGGGAGCCCACGAACTCGCTTTGTCTGACAAACCAAAAGATACATAAAATGTCCTGCTTCTTACAGTATCTAGCAACTCTTTTTTTAGTTTTTTTCCTGCGGGCAAATTAGCTTCTTTAATAAAGTTCGCCATGTCGTCATACACGGAACCACTGTTTAAAAATACTTCTTCGAATTCATTCTTAGGATCTATAAATTCTAGTGTACTTTGAATCTCAGAATCCAGGGTAACGTGCTCAAAAGATATGAAATTAGGATTATTATAACTAGAGAACAATAGCTTATTTTCTCCATTGGAAGAATTAAACTGATCTACTAAACTTTTCATGGGTGTTCCTGACTCTAAGCCCCTCAAAAAGTTATTTAAGGATTGTAGATCTTGAGAAACAACTACATTCGAAACTGCTACACTCATTTTATTTTTGGTATCAATATCCTGTCTCTAACATTGAAACCCTCAAAAGGATCACTTATTCCATTCACCAGCATTAATAACCACCAGTTACTTGGAGATCCGTAAAATACGTTTGATATCAAGTCTGGCCTGTGCTCAAATCCAGCCGGAATAAAACCCACTTCATATTCATAGGCAGTTTCTAAATTTTCTAGCATACTATCAAACTCTTCTGTATTAAGTATAGTAGTTACTTCTGCGTCACGATGCTTGACAGAAGAAAAGTCTACCGAATAAGGCCCGTATCTAGGATCATCTTTTTTCATATTACACCCGGATCAACACTTTGGTGAGGGCTACTAACTACCGCTTCCCAACCACAAATATTATCCTGCTTTACTTCAGTTCCAGGAGTGAACTTACCAAAGTCCCCAGCGCGAATTTCTTCTAGATTCATGGTATATCTAATACGCCTGGGCATTAGCGTAGCTACATCGTAGCCGCCCTCTTCAATCGGTTCAAGTCTGTAGTCGGTACATATACATGGAATATTTTGAAACAATATTCCATGATTTATTCTAACTATCGGAGGACCATACAGTGGGTTTTCAGAATTATTTAATACAGAGGATCTAATTATATTAGTCCAATACATGACTAAATCAATTATCTTGTCATGTTGGCTTACTGGCTCTGTTCCTCGAATTTCATTAGCGAAAGCAAACAACGCTAAAGTTTGAATTCCTGCTGCTGGCTGCACACCTAATACATTCTCCACAGTATCTGAGAAGAAAGATGAAGTAAAATGCTTGCCTATGTCTTTTTCTGACCCAAGGGAGCTTATAAAGGTATCTCTAATCCTTTGAGATTTATTTTGGATATCCTTTTTTATGCTTCCGAAAGACCCGTCCTTAGCAGAAAAGAATTGTTTTTTCTGCGCCCAAGGATCTTCACTTTCTACAAAATCTATAAAATCTAAAGCGTTGGGTCCATGCTCTTCTAAGATGTGCGGGAAACTCATAACAAACTCTAAACTAAACTTTCTTGAATCAGCACCTAGGTAGGAATATAATTGGCTCGACCTTGAAATCAAATCATACTTCTTATACTTAGCTCGTTTGTTTTCTGTAATTTTAATATTCTCAAAGAATGGCAGAGTTATTCTAAAGTTACCGCCGCCTACCTGAGGTACAGGAAACTCAAAAAGTAATTTTGATCTATCTGGTAATTTTCTATCTCTTATTGGTTTCATTACTAAACTTTAGAACCTCCTCCTGGGCGCTAGTGCTCTTCCGGGTGACGCCATCGAACGAGATTGAAATTCTAGTTCAGATAGCATGGCTTCTTGTAGAGGATCAGGCTCCTCCACTGCTCTTCTAGTTATAGCTAGTAAAGCATCACCTAAAGAAACAATTGACTGGTCTAACATGAATGGGAGTCTGTCGGCAAGGTCGTCTTCCTTCTCTGTATTTTCCGCCGTGGCTGCGGTGTTAGTTGCGATCTCTCCTAGCATTTCTCCATGTGCCTTAGCAAACCTGTCCGGCACAAGTTCAAAGGGTTGAAGTTCGATCTTGTCGGCGGTTTTCATGAAAAAGTCTTCTAAAAAAGCTTCTTGTTCTTTTAGTGCCCTAGAAGCAGCATCTCTATCCTTAGTTAAATTAACTAGGTGGTCCTGTAGAAGTTTAATCTGTAGCTTATCCGCTTCCTCTCTAGTTTTCCCCCCATGAAGCATTGCGTTGCTGACCTGAATTTGTATATTATTAGGTACTCTTTCTAAAGCGTCCACATAGGCATTTATGCGTTGTTTGTCTGTTAGAAACTCGGAGCCGGGGACCGCGCCTGTCTTTAGGGTATGTAGCGTCTCTTGTAGTTCTGCTATTACACCCGTTTGTGCGGACACCTCAGAACGTTCTTTCTTTATTGCTTTAGACATTTCTGCCGCAGAATCAGGAAGCATGTCTATTGTCCAAATTTCGTTCAACTGTTCTATGAACTTGAGCATCCCCCGAGTCATAAGATTTACACCAGTAATCATACCATTTATTACTTTAGTAAACCCTACTTGAACTTTGTCTAAATTCTTTACAAAATTACCTATAGCCAGCGCGGGATCAGACAAGAACTTTCTTATTCTACTCTCTATGTTTTCAATAATAGGTTTTGCTACTCTTCCAAGCAAATCAACAAATTCTTTTACTTTGGGGAACAGTTCATCAGAAAACAATTTATCTAAAGGCGCTAAGATCTGATTCTTTAACACGGAAATCTGATCAAAGAACTCTCCTTGATTTCGTGCTTCTATCTCTTGCCTCTCACCTAAAGCTCTGTTGATGATAAGTATATCACTAGCAACTTTTCCGAATCGTTTTTCAACTACACCCATACCAGCGAAGAACTGGCTAGTGTTGCCCGCCATGTTTTCAATGTGCTGCGCTGCTGATGCGAGAGCAGCCTGAATAGCTTCAGGGGACGCATCCGGTCCCAAGCTCTCCATCAAGTTTCCTAGCCCTAAAGCACTCTTTTTAGCCAAAGCCTCTATCGAAGGATCGGTAAGAAATCTTAATACAGACCCTAACTGTTTTTCCACCGCTGGTCCTACTTGAGCCGATATTTTCGTAGCAGCATTAATAAATCCGTCTCCCATCCCAGCCAACTCTAAAGCAGCGAAATTGTCTGAGAAGGAGTCAATAGAAGCTATTAGCTTATCTGTGCTAACTCCATACTTCTTTCCGGTCTCTATAGTAGCTACAGCTAAGTTATTTAGCTGATCTTTTGTTAGTCCTAAAGCTAACTCAAGAGTAGCCAAACTTCTAGCAGTAGCTTTGAAGTTGCCTCCTGTAAGCTGCTGTTGGTTTATAAGTTTGCCTATCCCTGCGACATTCCCCTGAAGTCCAGAATTCAGCGCAACCAGTTGAGCTTGGAGTGTATTTCCAAAAGCTCCTTTTAGATCTCGTATTGAATTATCAAGAGTCCGACTTCCTCCAGCTAGACTCTGGCCCAAAGCCAAGCTTGCCTTTTGCGCCTGATCAGAAATAGCTATGGCGTTCTCTATCCTGCCAATAGCTTTACCAATAGTCGCGTTTAGACCTTCAATAGCTGCTTGTAATACCATTACTTGATTCTCCTAACAGGTCCTTTTATCTTAGACAGGATATATGTCCTGTAATTATCTGTAGGAAGCTCCTTATTTTTATATAGATTTGTCAAGGATTCAGGTGTATAATCCTCACCCAAAGGAACCTTAAAACCAGTGAATAGTCTATTGCCCGTCTTAGCGTCCTTGACTACTGGACTAACCACCAAAAGAACTACGCTAGATTCTTGATATTTAAAGAATACTATACTCCCTGGTCGAATCCCTGAGGCTGATTTAGGGACCATCTGTATTCTTTGGTCGCTATTTACACCTACTTTGGATAAAAAATTCAGGATTGCTTTTGAAATAAATCTCATTGTTAGCTCTTATATATTAGTATATAGGTATTTAAATTGAGCAAAAACATAGACATAGAAATAGTAGACTTCCTTGACCTGATAAATCATACACTGAGTAATGCCTTTACAGAAAAGTGGAGACATAAGTATAGTGAAAAATTTATAAAGCATTTCCAGCTTAAGCTTCTCGATTCTATGAATCGACAAAAGCCTATAAAGAAGGAAATGCTTTTTAACTATCTTACTAAGAAGTGTAAATACTCACAAGAGCAAGTGCTTAACTTCTTCCATACAATAGATATAGATATCTATAAGCCTTTTATTTTTGGCTCTTTGAAGAAGATTTCTTCTTAGCCTTTAGCTCGTCAAACTTCTTGGTGCAGGTCTGTGGATCGTTATACTCAGGGCATAGACCCTTGTAGGCACACCAGTTACAGAAGTCGTTTCTGCTAGGCTTTAGCTCTGCTTTCTTCTTCTTCCTGATCTTCCAGACCTCATCAACGATGTTCTTGACATGAGCATTGATTTGAGGTACACTGTACTGAACATGTACGAAGTTGTTGGTCAAAGGGTAGTAATGTGCAGCCACAATGTTTTTGATGGGCACATCGTACAGCTTACTAATAGCGTAAACATAACCCTTCAACTGTGAGTCCTGGTATAGGTCTACCTTGCTCTTCTCCCTCTTGGAGGTCTTGTAGTCGATCACCAGATAGCCTCCGTCCTTCCCCTTGATCACTCGGTCGATGACTCCGTTAAGGGTAATGTCGTCCTTTACAGGAACCTGAAAGACTAGCTCTGTGGCGATGCTGCCCTCTAAGCCAGCGTTGAACTCAAGAAAGTTACGGAAACAAATAGAATCCTTGCCTTCGTACTTCTTTGATATATCCCATGTGCCCTTTACACCCTCAGCAATCTGCTCCATCTCTTCTTGAGTCTTGGCTTCTACGCCGTCCTCAAGAACCTTGTGGATATAAGATCCAAAGTGCAGGGCCTCAGTGTTGGCCTCTTCTGGCTCAGGTAGCCTGTCTACATAGCGGAAGCAGTATTTCAATTGGCACTGTTTAAAAGTTTGATACTTAGATTCGGAGATAGTATTTATGTACATGATTTCACCTCAGTTTATTAGAGAGTTCCTTACCAGCAATTTTTCTGATATCGGACGTTTATCTCCGAATGACCGTGAATTTATCATGGAGTCTCCTTTTATAAGGAATGACTACAAGCGACACTGCTCCGTTAATGTAGATAGTGGTCTATGGCAGTGCTTCAAGACAGGAAGGAACGGAAACTTTGTTAG